CGGTACTATAAGCTATATAGGCACTGTTGGCATTTTCAACCAAACTGCCACTAACTTTCCCTGAAAAGTTGGTACTGAAAACTATTTTCTCCTTGTTCCCACTTACTATTTGATCGATCACGTTTGCGGAGGATTCTGCTTTCGTGAATACATCATTGTCATCAATCTTCTTATTTATTCCATCGATGCGAGCATTCAAATTCGTGTTAGCTGTCGTGATACTTTGTTCTAACTGAGTGATCTTACTTTGAGCTGTCGTAACGTCAGCAGTTAGACTATCAATCAATGCTTTAGCTTCTGATTTAATAGTATTAATCGTTTGATGATACTCATCTATAATCTCGTTGAAACCTTGCCAGTAATAATCCTCTAATTCAGGCGTGTTCAAATCAATCGGGCTTCGCTTGATGTCAAAGGTAAAACGTCCAGCGGTATCTAATGAGCGTGAATCAGGCAATTCAATATAAATTGAACCAGTGACACGCCCGACATAGCCTAAAATATTGTCTTCTAAAACAATCGACACAATTCCGTTTATCGCATCTTCGATTACCGCATGATAAATGTGGCGGCCGCCAACAAAATCTAAGCAAATTGGAACAATTGTTCCTTCGGACAACGTTTGATTAACATAATCCTTTTGCAGTTGAAAAAGCATTTTAGCGGTACCTTTGTCATGCGACCAGAAAACCACTCCAGTTGGAATAGGAGTGGTCGCTTTTGCCTGAATGATAATGATTTCTTCATTTGTTTTAAACATTAGGACAACACCGTCCCTTTAGTGATGATTAAGCCTTGACCAGTCGCCTTAGTTTTAGTTGTAGCATTTAACGAACTATCAGTGCTCACGCGCACAGTGCCGCTGTTTGCTTCAAAACCAATGTTGTTTCCAGTACCAGTCACGTCTCCTGCCACACGTGTTTCTGACATTAGTCTTGATACGTTGATTTGATTTTGATTATCAAAATGTGAATTATAAATATGACATTTTGATGTACCCCCAACGTAACTCGCGACATGATTTGAAATAGCCTTTGTATTTTCAACACATCTAACTTGATTTAGCGCTAGATAACCGCTTTGTTCGCATGAAAAACTATATTTATACCCTTCAAAAATTGGTGCGTTTGCTTGGTCCACTGCTTGAATTCCAGCGATTTGAAAATACCCCGTGCAGTTAAAGAAACCAATCGAACGAACTTTGACAGGCATATCATTTTTACTTTGGTCTAAAACGCCTAAATTTTGAATGGTCCGAATAGTAATCCTCAAAGCATTGATAGATTTAAGAACTACATCTTCTAAATACAAGCCATCATCGACCCAGATAGTGATTTGAGAAGAAGAAATCAACGGCATTACGTTCACTGCCATTTGAATTGTTTTGAACGGTTTTTCTTCTGTACCGTCCCCATTTTTATCATCACCATCACCAGAAACATATAAATCTAACGTTGCCCCATATGTTCCCATCAATTTCCCTATTGTTTGATTTAACTGTTCAAGCTGTAGTCTCTGATTTTCTTGAGTCATGTCTAATTGAGTCACGTCTTCATCGTGTTTATCCTCTGAAGCGAGCAGTCTCGATTCTAAAGTATCGAATGTTTCGCCTTTATTATTTACACGCGCGTCCACTACTTCGTTTGGTGAATCACCACCACTATGCAAGACGAGGTTGTCGATTCGACTGTTCGTAGTATCTAGTTTTTGATCTTGATCATGAGCATTGCGATTTAGAATATCAACATTGTCGTTAAACGTTTTTTTCCACTCTGAAGAGATACGATTCTTAATAAGTTTGAGTAATTCCATCAAATCACTCCTTTCTTAGCGAGATTCGCTAGTATAGATGTCATTGTTTTCTTCGTATTCGATAACGTGATCTCTGGTGGTTTGTTTGGTAACGCTGGATATGTTGTCATACCAACCACTTGAATAGTTGTGTTGATATTCAAAGGTTCATAAATGAACGGCACCTTATCACCTTTATTTACGGATGTTGCCCATTTCATTGTTACCGTTCCTGAAATATCAGGATAATCGTGTAGTTCTTGCTTCAAACGAGCGGTCATATTTGATGCAATAGTATATCTTTCGTCTTCGACAGGATCTTGAATACGAATGCCCCATTTTTCAGATTCAGGAGAGGTATATGTGATTGGACTAAATAAATATTTATCGTTGTCATCTTTTTTACCAGATCCCCGAATTTGAGTTTTCAATGCGAATGTATCGATATCAAACTTCACATCATCAGTATTGTATTTGTATCTGATTTGCTGCTCGGTAACTTTTCCATATGCTCCTTTAGGATAGAAGCGCAAGTATTTGTTGTCCGGAATAACGATTGCACCGTAATCATCTAGCACCTCATTTATAAGATCTAGATAGTTCCCGTTGCCGAAGTTCTCTTGTTCCACCGATAAAAAAGTATTATCTGCATCAATGACTTCCCATGAAAAACCATTGTTCCCACTGCTAAAAATATGAGTCAGCAATTGTTTAATAGTTTTTGTTCCTGTTAAAACGTTATATTGCCAACAGTCCTGGATGGTGTAGTAAACATGTGTTGCTGTCACATCTTTATAAACCTGTTCTCCTGAAGCGTAGCTTGCCATTTGTTTAATCACGAAACGCTGACTGTTCCAAAGAACAAAGTTTTCGTAATCGATTAAATCGAACGTCATGCTATTTAAATCAGACTTGCATACAGTGAAACTGACTTCCCACGTCTCGTTCTCCTGCCAATTCTCAACAAAAGAATCCTTATCGTAATCGACAAGGATTTCTTCTTTTTCTTCTTTTATATTTCTGATTAATATATCGTCCATAAACTCACCTACTTGTACAAGTAGTAGAAATCCCATGAGGTTTCTACATTAGCTACATTTTGTATTTCGATGTCATTCAGACCTTCAGCAAGAGTTATCAAACCATGATTCGTATCAATGCCATGATTCACACCGTTCAACTTCGGATAGACACGATCTAAAGTGATTGTTTGTCCTAAGTTTGTTGAAAATTCAGGATAGTAAATAAATCGATCACCAGTTGTTCGATTGAAAATCGTAGCATTGCCTAACGACTCGCCTTGAAGTGTAATTTTTAAGTATGCTTCTCGTGGATCCAATGGAAAACTACCTGCGTTGTAAATGCTAAACCGACTATTTTTATGGGTGTACTCGTAGTCCTCAGCAACTAGATTTTGGCTGAATTGCCATTCGTCATCCAAACTAAAGTCGGATAACGTCGATGTAATAGACTCTGCATAGCCTTTAACCACTGTATAATAAACAGTGAATCGAGACATGAAAAATGCTTTTTTGGCAACTGCTATGCTATCAACAACGACTGGATATTTCTTGCCGGGTTCTTTTGAATAGAGAAAATAATATTCTGCTTCTCTAGTTAATAGTTCTCTTAATTCGGTTTCTTTTAGAACTAAATCATCAAGCGTACGAACTTTAAGGTCGAATTCTAGTGTGATTGGGAAAGAATCAAATGAATGATTAACTAATCTTTGGCCGACGGATCCTTGAAATGATGTAAATTCATTTTTTGGGACGGGCATTCCAATGACAATTGAAGCAACTTTAATATCATGATCATTCGTCAAACAGTAATCACAATCACTAAATCTTAATAAGACATCTGTTTTTACCATCTAAGCCCTCCTTGCTGTATATAGCTTACGTTTTAAAGTTCCCGCATTCGTTTGATCAACTGAATGTCCAACTTGTTTTCCATCTAGATAACTATCGACTTTGACTGGCCGATTATTGATTTTATCAACCAGATCAGTTAGATCGCTTTTAGTAACATATCGATTAGATGAGCTAGATCCGCTTGAAGTTGGAACTGCGGATGCCGGTCTATATTGTTCTCTAGCTAAAGTAGCTTTCTCGATTAAAGCGTCCGCTGTATCTTTTGCTGGATTAATAATGAATTCCTTCGCATAGCTAGGATCTTCACCAATCCATGCTAGGGTTGGTTTATCAACCTCACCGCCATTAGCGTACCAGTTATGAGCTTTCCAGAAACTCAAAGCTCCATTAGCACCGCCATAACGTTCATTCACGTAATTACGCATCCATTTCAACTGTGTAATTGGATTTGTACGCCAGTCGGACCCAGCAGAAGCTAGTTTGCTCGCTGGTAACGATTGAGGTAATCCATATGCACCACTTGAAGGGTTTACAGCTTGTGGGTTCCAGCTCGATTCATGATTAACAATATAATCGATTGCTGCATATTCCGATGGACTAAACCCCGCTTGTTTCATCCAATTTTGATGACCACCGGTTGGTTTTACGTTTGTTCCTCCAGAATTCGAATTGCCATGATATATATCACCTGACCCCATCCGTCCAGAAATATGGACATGGTTGTCATGATCAGTTGATCCCCAAGGAACCCATTTACCAGAAGTGCCTCCGTGCGTGTATCCCATGCGATCCCGAACCATTCCGTTAGTGATTACATAGCCAACTTCTTTAGGAAATTTTTCGAATGCATAGTTAGCTGCTTTTGTGTAAAGAGGACTTAGTATAGCTCCAGGAATCGCGATATCAATAGCCTGATGTTGCCCATGATGATACTGATCGCCAGGTCTATAGCCTGAAGAAACATAAAAGCCACTGCCAAATTTCCCGATAACTTTTTGAGCTACCTTAACTAAGTAATCATACACGCCATTTGCATTCATTGCACCGTCAAAACTACCTGATGCGCCGAATTCTTCTTGATATTGATCAAATAACGATTGAGCATATTTGATTACGCTGTCCTTAACCGTATTCAAGCCACCTTTAGCAACCTTGAATTCTGCTGAGTCTCCTAATGAGTCCAAAAACTTGGATATACCAAGCTTATCCGTGACAGTGTTGTAAAGTTTGTCGGCTCCATCAAAGACGAATTCTTCAGCACTTTCTGCCTTTTCTTTGATCCAGTCAGCTATATTGTTGATTGTTCCCCAAACACCACTAGCATGAGCCGGCAATCCTTTTGTCATAGATAAGAACTGTTTCGATGCTTCATGAGGTAAAATAGACGTACCTGCTTGTAAAGGTCTAATTTCGGGACCATTTACACCGACCGCGAAAATTCCCTTAGATGGATGATGGGCCATTTCAAATCCTTCTTCACCAACTAGCGCAATTTCATCTTCCGGTAATCCGCTAGTACCTTTGGCATGGGCGGGGAATTTGAAATCTCGAAGACCTTTGCCCCAGTCTTTGTTTAATCCGCCTATTAGTTTCCCGATTCCGTGTGCAATAGCCTCTAAAATACTAGATAGGTTAGATTTTAAGCCATCCCACGAGCCTTGCACTGTACCAGTTTCATTTTGTGATGCTCCAATATGTTCTCGAGCCTGATCATTCGCTAATGTAACTACAGCTGTTTTTTGCTTTGTAATCTCGTCGCTGACTTTATCGTGCTGTTCTTTTGCTTTAGCAGTTACTTCTTTGTATTGATTTTTTGCAGCAGTATGAGTATCGTCGCGTTGCTTTCTAGCTTCTTTGACAACTTTTTCGTACTGTTCTTGAGAAAGAGTTCCCGTTTCGTCACGTTGACGCTTAGCTGCTTTTACAGTCTCTTTGTACTTTTTGTCAGCCGCATTGATAATATCGTCCCGAGCTTTTTTTGCTGGTTTGACAGATGCTTCGTAAAGTTTATCTGCCTCTTCTTGCGTCGCCTCGATATCTTTTGCGCTTAACTTGCCTTTTTTCTTACGTAGTTGTTTAAGCAAATCTTCTTGTTCTTTAGCGCCGTTTTCGATTGCCTCGACAGCTTTCCCATTCATGGCAAATTGATCAGCAACATAATCCTTGACGAACTGTTTCCGTAATTTATTAAGTTCTTTATTTTTTTGCTTTTCACTTTTGCTGGAATCATTCTGAATGCCTTCTACCTTTTTGTAGTATTCGTTGACGGTCGTCTGCATTTTTATGAGCGCATCTTTTTTACTTTTCTTGGAAGCATCGTTATTTTTTTGTTCTTTCTTGAGAAGTTTATCCGCTTCTTCCCTTGTCATAACGCCTTGCTTAACAAGCAAATCTAAATCTTTTTTAGATTGTTTTTGCTTCTTTTTGTAGTAACCATCGATGTCTTTGCCCATTTCTTCAAAAAGTTTATCGGATTCTTTTTTTGCTTTCTTAGTGCTTTTAGGGTCAATACCCATGTCGACAAGAAGTGCTTTATTTAGCTTTTTGATTTCTGGAGCGATTTTTTTATTTATTTTTTTCTCATCAATTTCAATTTCGATTTTAGCCTTGGTTTTTTTTACTTTAGGCTTCAACGGTTTTCCGTTTAGAGATTCTTGCAAGCTGCCAACAAAACCACTACCAAATTTCGATCCAGCAAACTGTCCTGCCGCACCGCCTAGTACGGTACCTATTGCGGTACCAATTCCGGGCGCTATCATCGTACCGATCGCCGCGCCTAATTTAGCACCACCAAGACCGCCGCCGATACCGCCTAGAAATCCTCCAGTTTTTTCTCCTGTAGATCCTTTTTTGAAAAGCTCTGGTACACTTGCTAGCACGCTTATAACCGGCGTTAACTTAGCCAGTCCTTTCACTAAAGATCCTAATTTCGCTGCAATACCTGTTCCACCAACAGCTGCAGGCGCTACAGTAGCTGCCGTCTCCGTAACTGTTTGAGTCACTCCTGCTTTAGCGGCGTTTCCAAATCCTCCGCTTAAAAAGCTAGTGGCTTTTTCGACTGCAGTAAATTCAAGTAGAGATTTACGAGCTTGATTGATCATCGAAATGAATTCAAAACCTTTTTTCACTGCGAACATAGTCACAAGTGCTTTACCCAGTAATTCAACTTTATCTTTATTGTCAGCTAGGTTTTCAATGATTTTATCCACCTGTTTGAGAGGATCTTTGATTTTTTTTGTATTATCATCGATCAAGCCGAACATATCTGCGACGGCAAGGAGAATATCCTTTCCTTGATCCCAAGCGCCTGAGACTAACGCTTTTGCTAAATCTTTAACGTTCCCTGTGATATTTCCAATCGTCGACTTGTTTTTGTCCAGATAAGAAAAGACGTCAGAAACATGTTGGAATAACCCGACAACAGAATCAGATGCGCCGTTGATTATACCTGTAAGCTTATCTTTACCTAAATGCTTAATAATATCATTAATTCCGCCAACGATATTCGCTTGTAAATTTCCAATTGCGCCTTCAAAAGTTGTGGTTGTTTTAGCGGCTTGAATTGCGCCATCGTTCATTCCTAGTTTAGTAATCGCTTGGTTAAACTCATCAGCAGAAATCTCGCCTTTTTCCATTGCATCACGGAAATTGCCTGTGTATGCACCGTTATCGACCATCGCTTTTTGTAACACGCCTGATGCACCAGGTATTGCATCTGCCAACTGATTCCAGTTTTCAGTAGTAAGTTTCCCTGCCCCTGCTGTTTGGGTAAGCATCATTGCTACAGCCTTAAATGTCTCAGCGCTACCGCCAGCTTGAGCGTTCAAGTTACCTGCTGCTTGAGTTAATTCGGTATAATTCTTAATACCGTTTGCCGCTAATTGAGCAGTTGTGTTAGAAACTGTAGAAAGGTCATATACAGTATCATCTGCATATTTTTGTACAATTTTAGTCGCTTCGTTGATCTCTTTTTCACCAAATCCACCTAGTTTCATAGTGGATTTAAATTTATCGATTGAGTCAGAAGCTTGTACAGATTCACCGATTAATTCACTAAAACTACCAGTGATTACTTGAATTGCATTAGAAGTAATGCCTGCAACGGCACCAATTGTCAGCTTATCTTTAAGGCTCATAAACTTCGATTCTGTTCTTTCTGCTGTACGTCCGAGCTCTTGAGTCTCAGTCTTCGCTTGAGTAGCATCTGCGTTCAATGTTGTATTCTTTTTGTCAGGAACACTCGCTATTTCACTTTTAATAGACTTTATTTTCAGACTAGCGCCATCGTTATCAGCTTTTAATTCTGTAATCTTGCTTTTGGGGATATCCTTCAAGAACGCTTTGGTTTCTTTGACATCCCTTTCTGCATCTGAATTATCGGCCTTAATAGTGAACTTAACTGGTTTATCAAGAGTTTGATCAACATCCTTTTTCATGGATTTAGCAATTGTTTCAATTTTTGCTGTCTCACTTTTGAACGAGTCGTCAATCTTTGATCCAGTATTCATACCTAGCTTAGTCAAAACATCATCCACAAAAGAAACATCGTTCTTGAATTTAGGTAAATTAGCCAGCATGACATCAATGTTAATCGTTGCATCTGCTCCCATGTATATACCTCCTCTCCTTATTTATTTGATTGTGCTTGAGCAGCTAACATGTCGAACATGCTTCCAAGCTGATTGTCTAAGTTGCTTACAGTCTTTTCAGAATCAAGCGCATAGTATTCTTGTAGTTCTAACAAAGCCGTTAATGCTTCCCCTTCTAAGCCAGCAACACTTCTTGAGCGAATAGATAAGATGCGTTGAAAGTGTGTTTTCTCACTCAATCCAGCCAGTAACGCTTTGAACGTTAAGTAGTGCATCTTTCCTCTTTGAGTCAGCAAATCGATTCCATAATCTGCAAAAAAAGACGCATAGATTGCGCCAGCATCTTGTGAGTACGAATATAGTTTTTCTGGTTGTCCGTCAGTCTCGAATGATTCATCACTTTCAGAGTTGCCATAAGCATTTTTTTGAATGTAGCTGCTGATGTCTTCAACAGCCTTACTCTTTTGCTCGAAAGTAAAGGTTTTGGACAGCGTTTCATCTCCAAAATAAAATAGATCAAAAGCTTTATATATTTTCTCGAAGGATTGCAAACGATCGTCCTCCAATAGTTCGTAAAATTTAAGCACTGTATCAAAAGATAAATCCAAAGGGATTTCGTAATCTTCAATCAAAATAGTTGTTTCAAGATCATCAATTAAATCAAACAATTAAATCACTTCTTTTTATTGTTTTTATGCCGATTACTGTAATGCTTGTCGGCAGCTTTTTTGCGTTCGACCATTACTTTATCCAATTCTGTTTGAAGGAGACCAATAACGGTATTAACGGCTTTCGTACTTTGCCCATAATGATCGTAAATACGTTGACCTTCTCCTTCTCCTAAAACAACGTCAAGCGTCGCTAAAGCGCCATTCCTCATTGAAATCATTTCTTCTTGAGTAAATGATTTATATTGATCAGCAGTAGTAGTTTCCACACCATCTAACTTCTCAAGTTTGGATGCCATATCTCTCAATTGAACTGTTACATCAATATTCGCGTAATTAGAAAGCGCACGATCAATCTCGTCGGAAATTGAAATATCATAATTCTTACCAGCGATTTTCACTGTTTTAGTGAGTGCTAATTTAGCATCTAAGTCGATAATATTGTTAATTGCCATTAATTTTCCTCCTAAATAAAATAGAAAAGGCTAACCTATCAAGGTTAACCTTTAAACAGCAGTAACTGTCAAAGTACACTTCGCAGTTTTACTTGCAGTAGTTGTTGTTACTGTAATCTCTGCTGTGCCCTCTTTAACAGCTGATACTTTACCAGCTGTATCAACAGTGGCTATTGTTATATCGCTAGATTTCCAAGCAACAGTTTTGTCGTCAGCGTCAGCTGGTGATACTGTTGCAATTAGTGTCTCTTCCGCCCCTACATTAAGTGTTAATGTCGTTTTATTAAGTGATACATTTGAGGGGCTAATTACTCCCCCACCGCTGGCACCGTTACTGGTTTACCGTTAAATGCCATCGTAAAGCTGAATGTTTGCTTAGCATTCGCAGCTCCACCAAAAGGTACGATAGCCGTCAATGTAACCACAGCTTGTACCTTATTCCCTTTTGCATCGGTCCATTGAGCCAATGTGCGCAATTCATCACCAATAGATAAGAATTTAGCGGCAACATAATCCTGCGCAGCATCTCCAAATACACGATGTCCAGCTACAGCGAATGTGATGTTTTTACCAGTTACAGTAGAGTCAGTGAATCCTCCACCATCGTAGTAAGCAGAAGCATCAGTAGTATCTGCGGCAGCCGGAGTAATAGTTGTGATACCTGCTCCAAGTACCGCAAACGACGCACTAGCCACATCTGCAATATTAGTATTCCCCGCTGTGTCGATTTCCAATTTGTTTTTAAAGTTCAGTAAAAATTCTTTATTGTTTTCTGCCATTTGTGTTTCCTCCTAATTTTTGAATTGATGAATAGTTAACTTAATTCCTAATAAGTACGTTGATACCCCTTGTACATCCTGTTCACTAACGAAGGGCGTCTCGCTTATTTCAATACCCAAAAAGATAAAACTCCCATCCTCTGAATTAAGAGTAGAGAGTTCATCTAGGTGATTTGATATCAGCCATAATGTCTTATTGGCTTTTTCCTGGTCTTTCGTGTTAAATCCGACTTCATAGAGCATTTCCCGCTCTTTCGTACCGTCAAAGTATTCTTCTACTGTCCGACTACCTGGCATCGAATAAACACAAAGCGTGTCTTCCCCATTAAGGAACCCCATCGAGCATGGCATTGGAAGGCCTTGAATAGAATCTATTGAATCGGATAATCGTTCCCACAAATCCATTACAAGTTCCCCCCATCGATAAATGCCTTGCGCCAAGCGTCCATATGATTCGCTTTTGCTCGCAAGTCCCAACGTCGGCTTGTTCCCGGAGTGGTGTAATTTCTGACTCTACCCCCATTAACGATTCCTCTAAATTGAGGGCCAGCATATGGCATTCGATAAGTTATGCGATCGCCATTTGAGGTACCACTCATTCGTAGATGTCCACTTCCAGGCCTCATCGGAACATATTGATTCATATCTGCTAAAGCTTGATTTGTTAATGCAAACTTAGCTCGTTTGATATTTGAAACCGAAACCTTTTTATCAAAGACAGACTTATTAATATTAATTACAAGCATCACAACACCTCCAACTCATACGAGTAGACTTCATTGCTGTAAGGATTGCGGTTATCTACAATCGTTGTAATCGTGTATGTTTCACCCTCAAAGTCAATCTCTGATCCAACATGGTTTTTATTGATCACTGGCATCGGATCAGAAACACCAGCAAACAAAAAAGCGATAGCGTTAGCTACCACTTGCCGATTATTGTTACTCCCACTGTAAACTGTTTGAGGTTGAAAAATCATGTGCGTAATCGTGATTGGTTCAGAAAAGGTAGGCTTTTGCCATTTGTCATGACCATCAATTAAACGCAACGTGATCGATTGGTTGCAATATTGTTTTGGCATTAATGGAATCATCGATAGTCAACTCCCCTATACAGAAGACCTGTATACACCAGTTCGTTATAAGCTTCTGTAGCAACCATTGTTCTTCCAACAGTTGCCGCATTCGCACTTCCTGATTCGATTCGCATACGGCCAACACTGACGCTGGGAGTCGAAGCATTTAACAAATCTGATAGAGATGTAACGCCTACTGATTTTAAGTATTCAATTTGAACCGCCATTGCAATTTTGAACTTATCCACTCGATACTTGAGTGTGTCATCAGACAAAGAGTATCTCATGTAGAAATCTCCAGTCACACGATTAAGTTGGCGTGCAGCATATTTTTCTAAATTATCAAATTCGGGAACCGTTACCTTGTTAAAACCTAATTCTAGATATTCTTCATGCGTAAGATAGCTCATAACCGTCTCCTTTCAATAAAAAAAGGATAGCTACTAAACTATCCTTCGCTTGGTGCAGTTACTGTGATTTCACAAGTAGCTGTTTTGCCATTTGTAGTCGTTGCCGTAATTGTGGCAGTGCCAGCTTTGACTCCTGTCACTTTCCCTTGAACGGGCGTTACCGTTGCGATCGTTTCATCACTTGAAATAAATTGAATCGATTTGTCGGTTGCCGTTTCTGGCGCTACAGTAGCAGATAATGTTTCTGTGGCTCCCACCGCAAGCGTAGCCGTTGTTTTATTTAGGGTTACGCCGGATGGGTCTACGCTTTTGGGACGTATGAAACGTAAATTGCTTTCTTAGCATTATCAAATACAATTGCATCGTAGTAGTCCAAACCTTTGATAGTGTCACGGTATCCGCTTCGGTCTTGTGAAGCTGGAACTGTGTCAACAGTACCAAATTTAACAATTGGAGCAATTGCAGTTAACGGAGTAATAATGAAGTTGATTGTATCTTTGATGCTAATTCCGTTAATGCGGTTTTTGGCAACTTTTAGGATAGGTACTCCACCATCAATTTGAGCAACTGTACGGTTGATTCCATTGACTTGCATTTGGTTAGTAGAGAATGTTTTGCTTACGCCTTTTGCATTTTTCAACAAGCGATATGTTGCTGCAGAAACAAACATCACGTATCCGCCTGGAACTTCATTATCCGTCATATATTCTTCTGCGGCATCATAAGCAGCTAAGATGTTGTCTTCTGTTAATGTTTCGTTAACTTTATTACCAGCATTGTCAAACATTACTTGAACCGCCACTTTATCACGATGAGGTACAGTAATCAGACGCTTATGTTCCGTTACAACATTGTTAATTGTTAATGCTGCGCTTTCTGATTGATCCAATTGGTCAACATCATAACCAAACCAGTCTTCATGTGTTAATTTGATTGTTTCCTTAGCAATGCTAATCTGGTTACGAGCATTTTCACCATTACGAATATACTCAGTCGCTTCCATAAACCCGGACATTTTGTTGATACGTACTTCATTTGCTCCCACAAAATCGGCAGCAGTAATACTTTTTGCTCCTTGAGTTAAGACATCCCATACCTGGGAATCTGCGCGAAACTCTTTATCAATTGTTGCTAGATCTTTACTATCTAATACTAAAGCCATATTTATTCACCTAATCTTTCCTGAATTTTTTCTAAAATAGATTTATCCTCCTGACCATTGGGGTTAGGATTGTTTGGATTAACGAACTGAGGCGGTTTTGGCGCTCCTTGAAACAAGTAATCATTTTCTGATCGGACAGTTTCAAGTGCTTTATCCAATCCTTTCACTTCACCGTTATCCGTAAGTTCTAAAGAACTTGAATCGAGCAAAGCTTTAACAGCTTTGACATTTCTTGCACCTGATTGCGTAATAGCTAAATCAATTGCTGATTGCTTTTGCAGTTCAGTAATTTTTGCGGCACTCTCAGCTTTCGACGTATCAAAAGCCGCTTGTAACTCAGTTAGTTGCTTAGTTAAATCTTCATTCCCTTGAGCTGACTCTTTTAATGAATCTAATTCTGTTTGGTTGTTTGCCAGTTGTGTTTTAAACTGCTCAACTTCTTGTTGCGCACCAGTAAGTTTGCCGTTTAATTCGTTAACTGTTTGACCATGAAGTGCCATGATCGAGCCAATCTTTTCATCATCGAGTCCTAAAGCTTTCAAATCTTCTCTTTTCATGCTGATTCTCTCCTTCGATTATTTTACGTGGCAACGACCACGAATGAGTTGAGTAGTTTAACGTCATACTTAGGACGATAAAAAAGCCTAACAATAATTATTAGACTTCAATATATTTTCTCTCGAGCATAATCACGGCCAAGAAAGTTATTGTCATTCACTATTTTTCTTAAAGCTGATTGGTATTTTCTAACAGATAATTTATATTTAATAATTCCCTGTTCGTCATCCAATTCTTTAGCGAGTTCCAATTTTCGTTTTTCTTCACGCACCCGACGCTCCAATGCTCGTTGTTTTTGTTGTATCTTACCGTTAGAAACGGATTCTTGACGATCATATTGCGGTTGGTTATTTGTATTTACCCCTGGAATATACGGCCATTTGATATGAGTGCAATTTATACCAAACGTTCCACCTGGTGTTCCATATCCATGGTTATACAGGCTTTCAAAATATTCGCCAGTTTCTTTATCAGTAAAGCTTTTTCTTCGATCAGTGACAAGTTTGCCTTGTATTGAAGCACACGCCTTACGACTTGCCGGATGGCTACTCATTACAAATGTACGTATGCCGTTGTCATGAGCTGCAGTATCACGTACAGATTGAAAGGCTCGATTGGATGTCGTGCTTACTACCGTTCGAACATATCCTTCTAAGCTCCATTCATTACCCCCTTTATCGACAAGCACTGGTTTAATACCTTTATCACGCCATTTGTAAATAGTGTCTGCTAGCGCTCGTTCTGGCGTTTTAGTACCCGCTATAACAGATCCAGTAGTTTCTTTGATGATCTGCTGATACATATCAGTGGTTAAAGATTTTTCTCCGTAATTGGTAGAAACAAGCGTCTGATTAACTGTATTTTTTATATCTAAAAAAGTTTGATCAGCATACCCACTAAGTAATTGATCAATATCAGGATTTATGACTGTTTTAGAATCTCCTTTACCAATAAACGCTATAGTTTCATCATAAATCTTCAATCCTTGATCGATAAAAAGCTTATTAATTGCCTCATCAGCTAATCCAGTAGCCTCAGAAAGTAACTTAATCGTAGCTCCATTAACCAAATGAAGTTCGTTCAACATTTTAATTTGCCAAGTCAATACGTTGTCAGACGTTATGCCTTTCGTATTCAATCGGGCAGCAATCAATTTAAATATTTCCTGTTCCAAACTCATGTAAATATCTTGAACTTGCGAACTAGTTATTGTTAATTGATGCGGGTTAGTCTTTAAGTCAACCATCAGACATCATCCTCAGATAATTTGAAGCTATTTCCAGCCTCGCCTAAAATACTTTCAGCTTTCTCAATATCAAACGGATAAGCGGCGACAATCATTTCAATTGCCGACTTTCTAGGAAGTTTTCCAGCCGCCACTTGTTGGACAATAGATACAAGCGATTGAATTTGGGCACCGTTTAGAGATACCTGTTGAACCGTTTGGCCATTGGCATTAACGTCGCCTCCTTTCATTTCACTATTTAGGTTATTCAGAGCTGGTGTAATGTCAACATCTGGAATGTTTTCTTGCGTGGTTGATGTTTCATCGATCACTTCGCCGTTGATTTCATCGGCAAGTTTAGCTGCTTCTTCCTCTGTCAAACCATCTAGCGCCATTAACGCTTGTACTTTGGTTCCCAACCCAGCAGCAATACGAGTAGCCCAATACGTGAGCAAGGCGCTCTTATCAGTAAAAATGCCATCGTCAAAGTCTACTGCAATATCTTTAATATCAGGAATATTCCCGTTAAAAATGCCATTCAATTTTGCCAATTCACAAATAGAAATCACTAGCTCTTGGATAGCACGTTCGATTTGAGCTGTCTGACTATTGCGTGTTTGATAGGTCATGCTATTTTCTGATACGATTTCTGTCGCTGTCTTAATCCCTTGAGCTTCACTAAAGCTAAATGTTCCTGCTGAAAAACCTGTTTGCATCTCATATTTTTTAATAAGATTATTTATCGATTTGATATAATCATCAGCACGAATCGGTGTTGTTAAGTCCTGTACTCCTAAACCATCTCCAAAAGTATCAGTAAATTTTAGAAATACATTCTGATCACTATCGAAGAATGGTTTTACTAATCCTGTTGTCGGATCAGGCATTGCTTTCGTAAGAGAACTCGAAACGGCTACACGCCTTTGACCCATTTTTATTTCCCAGTAAAATTGATCATTTGCATCATTTATCTGTTTGAGTGTCGAACGAGCATTAGAGCCAAGCCCAAGGCCAAGAGGAGATGTAATATCTTTATTGTTAAATCCTGCTGGCTTCAAGTAAACAACTTGTGGCCGGCTGAATTCTTGTTGAAAAAACGTAGCAGAGTCGGACATGTTAGTATAAAGCATTTTAAGAGGAACTTTTACACCAACCGTATTCAATTCTTCACTACGATACAATTCATTTGTTACTACATACTCTTTTTCATTCCATTCGTGGAATTCCAACAACGTGTAGTACGCCGTCTTATCGCCCTCTGTACGTCTTGATTTACTTGCAATAGCAAAGTTACTGATATTATTACTATTTGATTGTAACGGGTAAATAGTCGGCGCTTGTGCCCACGATAGCTTAATCTGTTTGCTAATATCATCGTAGTAAGGACGTATAGCCAAACCACCCATTGCAAACATCGATTCGAGATAACTCTCAAAATTTTTCATAAAGTCGTTATTTGCCAATGTCGTTCTGACGAATTCAGCGGTCGTTTCATCATTTACATTAATTTTGCACTGTTCATTAAAAACAATACTCGCCATTCGTTTAGCGCTGACTTGCAGCATGTTTAGCGAAACGTACTCACGTTCTTGAATGCGTCCGTCTGAATTTCTATATTTCACTTTCGGAAACTCTCCTGAAAAGTAACGTCTATCTATTCTAATGCGCTCATACTCTTCTTCGTTCATAGTAATTTTTGGATGATCTATAATTCTAGTTAGACTTTGCACCATACCTACCTTAGCCCCTCCTTTCCTAAATAAATTCATAATTGTATCAAAAACACTCACAGCGTCACCTCCTACACTAGATACGTTCTAGTAAAGTAATTCACACCATAGCGCAGTTCATCAAGCGCATGGTTATATTTATCAATTGGCAATCCATTATCATTTCTGACATACATACCGATTTCTTTGATTAAATTGTAGTGATCGTATTTGTCACCATGGTCTAATAAAAACAGAGCATTTTTAGATAGGACGTTTTGCACTCGCTCAATCCCAACTTCAATTTTCATTCCGTTACTGTTTACTTTGTCTCGACTGTTGTTATCCGCTTTGTCAGTCATAATACCAACTAAATGCAATTCTTCCCGTAAAGACTTACATGCAGGATCAACAAAGTAATATTGCGGTCTCGGATAATTTCTCCATTTATCAAAACACCATTCGACAAATATTTTGATTTCACTTGCGTACACTGACATGGCTTTTGTCGTACCTGTTTCAGTCCCTGAATGATAATAATTAGCTAAACGATAAAGGTAATATTTCCCTTTGTTATACGTTACACACCAGAATGCACAAGTAGTAGCATCTCCTTGACCACCATCAGCAGTGAAGAATGTTTCTATTACTCGTCCTTCGACTGTTTTAACCATATGTGTATCTTGGTCAAACATTGAATAGATAATTCCTTCTGGCATGACACGCTCGCCTAACCAGTCACGTTTAAACAAATAATCTGAATTAGATAGTTCTTCTTTTAGTTCTCTCTTACGATCGTCGGATAAAATCGGGTTATCATCCGGTGTCCAATGTCTAAATAAAAAACGTCCCGATTTCTCGAAACGTTCTAATAGTTCTAGATTGGGATGATTAGGTGCTGGAGGATTTTGTTCTCCTAAATGGTAGCGCCATTCTGCAGCAAACGTACGTCTAAAGCACTCATTGATAAAGTCTTTATGCAGTAGGTTAAATTCAAGAAATGTCACTGAACCTAGCGACATACCTGTAATGGCTCCAACACTATTGACCTTCCCTCCACCTTTATAGTAAATCTTCTTTTCACCACTCGGTGCATATAAAAGTAAATGATCTCCATGCTCGTCATGTCGAATATCTGAACATCCATCAAATATATGTGCTAAACCAAGGCCGTCGCCATCCATAAACATCCGGTAGGCTTGTTCTTGGTTATAAGCTGTTACCATGTGGTTTTGATCAGGAGAACGTAAATAGAAGTCTGCCATTTTAAAGATATCAGCAGTGGTTTTTCCGCTCCGAGGTGTTCCTTCGTTTAATTCGAAAGTGATATTGCTGACATCTTGTCTGATATTTGTTTGTTGCTTATCGCTGAACAATATATTAGCCACTTCCGTCACCTCCAGACTTAACATCTAGAAGCGATTGTAATAACTCATTAACTTTGCCGCTTTGAGTTAGTTTATCCGCTTTATTCTTAGCAAGTGCTGCTTCTGCTGTGACCTTATCTGCTTGAGCTTGTAGTAATCGTTCTTTTCCTTCGCGATCAATCGGATAACGCTTGAGTATCTCTTTTAAAGCGGTGGTTCGTTGATTTATGTCTGGCTTTTTATCCTCAATAGTGATTACGCCGTCAGAAGTACCTATATACATCGTCTCTTCCATTTCGCCACGAGCAATAGTAGTTAACAGTTCCATAGCTTCAGAAGCCTGCATAATTCGCTTCGATGCCATTTCTTCAAGAACGCCGTCAATATAGGATTTAATGGTAGGTTTTCGTAGGTTATCTTTGGCACTTGCCTCAGCATTTTTGTATCCCGCCAATCTGGCAGCATCTGTCGCGTTACCAGATTTAATGTATTCATCCGCAAAACGACGTTGCTTTTCTGTTAGTTTAACCATCCATATTCCACCACCTCGCTATCTATGTTTGTTTTGGTAAATAAAAAAAGACCCTTAAAATGGGTCTTCATTGAAGTATTTATTTAAAAGATCTATTGAATCATCAACATTCTTTTGAGTTTTTTTCCCAATATTTTCTAGTTCATATGCTAAAGATTCCATACAATCTAAATCATATTTACTGTATTCGCTATCCATTGTTTCTGTAGCTGCTTCTTCTATATTTTCTCTACATTTTTCAAGCAATTCAATAATTTTTTCTTTGTATTCTGAATTTGCAATTAATAGTTTAATCGACGTTATAGTCCTAAACGTCGTTTCCATTCCTTTATTGATTTCATCCTGTTGTTTCGTAATTATAGACTGATATTGATCTATTCCTAATTCTTTATGTATGACCCGGATCGATGCCGAAGCAAATCCTTTAGTAGATTTACTTACCAAATCAACACCAAAAAGGAAATCTTGAGTTAATTGCTCTATTTTTTTATTTCTATCTAATAAACCTTCCAACTTCATCTTTTCTTCTGCGTTTTTTTTGTTCTGTTTAATTTCAACACTCTTTACCATAATATTGACTATTCCAACTACAATAGCCACTAAAATTGATGCTTTCAATGTCTGATCCAATATACTATCCCCCACAATATTTATAAGTAGTATATTACCATAATAACTTAATTTTAAGGCGGCACGTGAACTTTAAAGTAAGAGAAGCTATTCACTTCCTTCTTTATTTTGTGTGTGCCGTCAGATCGTTAAGAATAACCACGAGAAGAGGCTGTTCACCTCCTTCATATATTCTTTATTTGTTGCGGCCTGTGCAGCAGACCACGATTTATTTCAACAGCAAAACTGCTGTATCCATACTATTTCATAATATAATTCTAACACCTTTTTCCGAACAAAAAGGGCAGAAAAAGGGCAATTTATTTTGTCACAATTAATTTTCCATCTCTATATACATCAGCGAACTCTAATAATGCTTCTGCTTTTAGATCTTTAATGCTGCGTTCTGAGTATCCTAGTTCTAATCCGATTGCAAAAGCGGTCAGTTTTTCATTTTCACAAAAGGTCATCGAGATGATTTCTTTGCTTATTCGTGAAATACGGTTTAACGCTGCGTTTATTTCGTTCAATTCATTTTCTGCATCCACTCTGATGCACGTAGCGTCTTCTGATTTATTTGTATATGAACTCGGCGTTCTCGGCATATCGCTTATAATTGGTGATCGCAAATTAATCTCGTCCTGTCCTGCGATCCTACTCAAACGACGGTATGAAGCTAGTATTCGTTTTGCTTTGAATTTTGTTTCTCTTACATCTATCTCTTCGAACAGTTCCAAGGCGATCGCTCCTATGCTATAATATTATGGATGAGATAACATTTAGCACTGAGCGAAAGCTTGGTGTTTTTTTGTGATATAATCGTTGTGAGCTGGGCTTTTCCTTCAATGGGCGCAAGCATATTTCAACTAGCTCAGGACTGCTATATCGGGTAGCAGTCCTTTTTTTATGCTATAATCCAAGCAGGCTAGGTTTCACTCGCTTCCTACAAACGAATTTCTAGTCTATTGGTCGCCTCTTAAGGAGCTGCGGCCTTTTTATCTTTCAGAATCAGTTAAATTGATGCCGTTTATTTTAGCTTCAACATAAAGTCTGTTTAGAGTATTTCTCTCATTATCAATGTATTTTTCTATGGACGCTCGAGCAGTTGGATTTTGTTTTGTTTTCAGTTCTTCTTCGAGCAAAGCAATCTTATCTTTTTGTAACGCTATTTGTGATCGAATCCTTCTAGGTATCATTTGAAACCTCCTTAATTGGCGACGTTAGCGGAAAGCTAACTTTATTCTTCAAATAGCTTATTCATGTCTATTTCTCTAAACTTCTCTTTGATCCTGACCAATATCTCAAAACTTGGCTTCCTGAAATCATTCTCCATTTGTCGGTAGTATCCATACGAAAGATTTAAAGCTTCGGCCATTTGACGCTGAGTCAATCCTGCTTGCTGACGAAACTTCTTTAAATATTCCATATCTACACCTCCATGTGGTGCTTAACTCCAATACGGTGTCATTTTATAAAGCTTTTTTTGCTCTCTGAACATTGATTTCATCAGAGACTCCATGAGGTTGGCTCTTATATCAAACATCACTCTTTTTCGCTTAGCAGTTTTAACACACGGTTTCACCTGGTCGAAAAGCAGAATTCCAATATCGCGATACTTATACTGATCAAAATGAGTTTTCCCGCCCAATGCATCATACAAATCCTTCGTCATCACGTAATAGTTATAATCACCAATGAAGGTCTTTTTTGCTGAACTATTAAAATCTGACTTGCTTACTTTGATCTCATAGCACCGGAAATCGCCTTTTGTGTCATAGGTCATGAAATCAACTCTCTCATAATCTCCGGATGACCAAACGTCTCGTTCACCTAGTGAAACCTCATAGCAGCCAAAGACTCCCATTTTGTTATGAATGTATTGGTCCCAAAGGAATTTCTCAGCTATCTTGGTTAGATCAGTTTTCATCTTTCACTCCCTAAACTATGACGGTTTCAATATTTCCAATTGAGTAGCATGTTGGATTGTATTTGTGTTTTTCAAACCAGTTGATAATCAAACTCTCTAGTTCATTTTTGTGTTCTTCCAAAACATCATCCAAGTAATCCTCAGCGACATCACCACATTGGTCATACACACCTTCGGCAATTCTCTCTAGAATATCGCCAGCATCAATATCAAGACTTGGGCTAAAACACTGACCAACGGCAAAACTGACAATCTTCACGTCTTCCTTGAACCAATCACCGAGTATGTCTTCGATTTCTGTATCAGTGTTTCCCTGGTTCCACTGAGATATGACTTTTTTTCCTGCTTCAATAGCCGCTTCTTTTGTTTCAAAATATTCAGTAGACTTCCAAATATCACAGTCTGCAGACGGGGCGCAAACCCATTCTTTATCATGACTCATAATAATTTCCTCCTTTATCTATGCAATCGCTTCGGTTACCGGATCTTAATTAATATAGTTAAACTTGTAGATATCTGTATCTTGCCCTTTCGAAAAGCCAATCTCTATAGCTTTCTCTCTTACCTTTTTCATATCTTCATCTGGATAGCCCCAATGATCACAATAGATGCCGCCGTATCCATTTTTCGCGTTCGTAGCTTTACCAGTTCGAATCCACTCGGCGATATCCAAGATTAAAGCTTGCATCGTTCCGCCTTCTGTAAATTTCTGTCTAAAAAAGCGATTCTCATAAGCATATATTGATTTACCTAAATAACCATCAATAAAATACGTTCTCCCACTTCTTAACTCAAACCGTCCAATAGAGCCGCCGTTTTCTTCGTAATTAAAGAATTGTCGACCAGTAGAAGCGATTAAACGAATAAGCTCATTTGCTAATTCGCATCGGCTTTCTTTACTCATTCTCACACCTACACTTTCTCTATCATGCCAGAACATAACTCCGCCCATTTATATGCTTCAACTCTTGCTTATTCATTTCATACCTCCTAAATTTCTATGTGATCAAAAAGTTGATTAATGATCACATAGATTCATACTTGATAGGCTGAGTTACCGGAACTTTATCAGCCGTTCTATTTCCATTATTGCCGCAAAGATTGGATAAGCCTGCTGCGGCACAACTGCATTTCCTAATGATTTAACTCGGTCCACTTGATCGGGAATCCCATTATAAGCTCGGCATAATCTGGGTTGATATACTGCGGATCTTCTATTGATTTCCTCAAAGCTTCTTGCGTAAAGCTCCCGCGATAATTCTCTCCTCCAAGGTATCTGGATCTCGCTGCACCTTTCCACATCGATGCCGTAGGAGTTGGCAATAACGAATGTTCTAAGCCTTTGATGTTCGGCACCGACGGCCAAAGCTGGAAGTACAAACGTTGTTGCTTGGTACTCGAAGTTTTCCAAGTCAGATATCGTACGGTCGAGTTCCATATTGGCGAAGTTAGCAACATTTTCTCCAACAACCCAATTAGGCCTGAGTTCTTCGACAACTCTAGACATTTCTGGCCAGAGATCACGGTCGTCTTCTTTGCCTTTTTGCTCCCCGGATACACTGTAAGGCTGGCAAGGGAATCCTCCGTGAATAAGTCCAATTGTTCTGTCACGATCGATCACACCATCCTTCAAAAGTATTTTCTTGTTTAACTTCCTGATATCCTTATATATTGGCACATCCGGCCAATGCTTTTTTAAAACCTTCCTGGGAAATTCGGCGTATTCGCAAAATGCGGCTGTTTCAATACCTGCCCATTCGGCAGCTAGATCAAGACCACCGATCCCTGAGAAAAGAGATAATGCTCTCACTTTATTTTCCTCCTAAAAGTATTCATGAGCGCAATTGAATTCTGGGTCTACAGACTTTTTAAGTAATTGACCATCTGTTGTAAAAACATCATAAGTAGTTGGTATCAAATCTAAGCAATCACGATGATAAAGATTATCTTCATTTTCAAACACTTGATCCGTTTCCTCGAAGTATTCTTGACATACTGGACACTGATTCATAATTATCTTCCTTTCCTACATAAATGGCGTGGTTACAGGAACTTCTTACCATGTCTCAACACATAGTAGTAATCGGGCTTTCCGGTTATCCCAGTAACTTTTACTTTTTTCTTTCCACATTTCCGGCATGCATATACTCTTGCCTGCGTGTCTCCGCCTATTGCAGCCATCAGTTTATAGTCATGCTTGCATATGCTAAAAAGTCTGATCATTCGCCGTCCTCCTGTTCTTTTGGCCACACACGAATAGAAATCAATTGCTTGCAGCCTTGTAGTATCCGTGCAGACTCTTCTACCTCTTCTTGATTATTCGCATGCAGATAACAGGTTTTTATGCGATCATTATGTGCAATGTATTTTACTTGGTATTGGTTCATTCGCCGTCCTCCCTGGAATGTGTATTTTGAAAATAATCCACAGCTAGTTGTGTTTGAAGCTCATCCAAATCCAAATAGACTTTGTTTATAAGTGTCTGTGTGAGATTGTTTTCAACTAAGTATTCGTCTATTTTTTTCAACAACTCGCGAATTTGTTTATATCGCAAGCGATTCTCACATTGTTTAATAAAACGTTTATCGTCCAAGTTAAACCTCCTTGATAGTGGTCGTTAGCTTACCTTTTAAAAAAATAAAAATTGTCTTCCAAGTGTTCGACT